TCGCTATCGTGCTTAAAGGCAAGCGTGGTGGCGGAAAGGGCACTGCTATCGGTTACTTTGCTGAGCTTTTTGGACAGCATCATATACATGTCTTTAGTAGCCGTCAGGTTACTGGTAATTTCAATTATCATTTGCGCGACGCTGTTGTTCTTTACAGCGATGAGGCTGTGTATGCCGGCAACAAAGCTGATGAAAGCGTATTAAAAGGGCTGATCACCGAGCGCTATATACCAATTGAAGGCAAACACAAAGATCTGATTATGGTCAAGAACTGCCTTCATGTCATGATCAGCACTAATAACCAATGGGCTGTTCCGGCCGGGTGGGATGAGCGCCGGTTCTTTGTACTGAATATGCGAGATGATGAAAACATTAAGCAGAACACCAAATATTTTAATGCCATAAAACACCAAATGAATGATGGTGGTCGTGAAAGAATGCTACATGATCTGCAGCAGCGTGACATCAGCAAGTTTGATACTTATAAAGCACCAAACACTGTCGGTCTGCTTGAACAAAAGATCGAAAGCTTGGAGCCAGTGGCTGCATGGTGGTATGCCAAGCTACGTGAAGGTCGCGTCTTTGATCAATTTGAATGGGATGATTTTTATCCAAAAGAAGCAATTTATAATGACTTCATCAATGCTGCAAAAGCATCCGGACATAGCAAGTTTCAAGCCAGCAGTATCTCGTTTGGAATGCAGCTTCAAAACCTGATGCCTGCTGCTGAGCCAAAGGAGCGCCGCTGGCCGCGCAGCCATAAGCTAAAGGTTAATGAGTGGTACGAGAAGAATAATCTGTTAACGACCGTTGCAGCCATAAAAAATCACTATGAGTTCCCACCATTAGAAGCTTGCAGGGGTGCGTTTGCAAAGGCCCTGGGCCACGCCATTGATTGGCCGGTGGATGAGGCTCCGGCTGCAGCCAAAGCCGCTGTTGACCAAAAACACGCGGCCAAGTTGGAACAGCTCTGACACCCACCCTGCTCCTAACCTTCACCTAACCTTCTCAGGAAATTACCGTTGTATATCAACGGCAAACCCATCTCACCTAACTTTCCAACCCTTTTCGAAATGTATAGACCAGAGAGATAATATGGGCCATATTGTTGTCTGTCTATATATATATATATAGTTAGGATAGTTAGGAAAGTTAGGTACTTTATTGTTATACCTGCTGATTTTTCGACCTAACCTCGGCCTAACCTCCTGACCTGAAGCCCTAATTGAATTTTTGCGAAATATTGTTTCGTCCTTGACGTATGGTTAATTTTCAGACCTATTGCCCCTGCAACTCGGGGGAGGCGGCATGGCGGAGCGTTGGTATGTTGTGCAAAGCATTCCAAGAATGGAAGGCTGGGCACTGGAAAATATAGTGTTGGGTGGGTTTCAAGCATACTGGCCACGCTATAAAGTCAATGTTAAAGGCCGTCCTAACGCTGAAAAGTTTAGGAGTTTGTTTCCAAGCTACGTGTTTGCAGCGTTTGACGCAAAACAAGACCCTTGGCGGTCAATATGCACAACGCGCGGCGTGCGTCGCATTCTTGGTGCTAATGAAGAAAACGCAACTGCACTCCCTCGTGGATTTGTTGAGATGATGATGACCGACAGTGCCACAGGCGTTCTCGAGCAGCCGACTGATGACAGAGTGTTATATCAAGCAGGTGAACAGCTGAGAATTGTTGATGGACCATTAAAAGGACACGTTGGCACAATGAAGTTTCATGAAAAAGGTAGAATTGCTTTACTTTTATCTTTACTTGGTCGTGAAAACATCGTATACGTACCAACCAACAGGTTATCATATGCAGGAGCGCCTTTGTGAAAGACGCGATAGTTGCGGAGCATTCTGAGCCGCAAACTGAACAAATAGTTAGTCCGATAATCTCGGCAATCTTACCACCAGAAAATAACGGAAGATTACCAAACGGTCGTTTTGGTGAAGGCAATCAATTGTCCGTTGGTAATAATGCTGGTAAAGGATTGGCGAAAACTTCGTGCTTGGTCGATGAAATTTTAGACAATGAGACAATGGCTGATGTAAATTTCGCCCTCCAAAATGGCAGGGCTGAAGGTTTGCCATTGCGAAAGCTTGCTGCATATAATCGTGTCAAGAATTACATTTACGGTGATGAAGCGACTGTCGATCGTATTGAAGGCGCAGTGCCCAAGAATGTAAAACACACAGGCCCCACAGGTGGTGCGATTGCGGTGGTAACTGCAGACTGCACTGAGCTGCTGGTAGCTGCGCTGAAAGGAACAACATAATGTTGCAAACTTATCAATCAAACATGAAACAATTTTTGAATGTGCACATTCCACATTGGACGCCTTACGCCCCTGCTGGTTTAGATTGCATCGCGATCAATGACAATGAGTATGGCAAGATTGATCACGAAGGTTTAGAGCAAGCGGCGTAATGTGGAATACATTGAGCTTTGTGACAACTTCAAAAAGTATGGACAGCTCAATGCTTACCTCGTCAATGAAGTAACGGACGAGCAACGCTATGCAGCCACGCGCCAGTTATGCAAGACAGATTTATACTTCCTGCTGCGTTACATTCTTGGTCGTAAGGACGTAGAGAATGCTTGGTATTTCGCTAGGTGCAGAGAAGTACAAAAAGATCCTGATGGTTTTATTGATCTGTGGGCGCGTGAACATGGCAAGTCCACGATTATTACGTATGCAAAAACAATCCAGGATATCCTTAACAATCCTGAAATTACGATTGGCATCTTTTCACATACTCGACCGATATCCAAAGCCTTCCTTCGACAAATAAAGCGTGAGTTTGAGCTGAATGAGCTCCTCAAAACTTTATTTCCAGATATTCTTTATAAGAACCCAGCCTCTGAAAGCCCATCATGGAGCGAAGACGGTGGCATCACAGTCATCCGCAAAGGTAACCCAAAGGAAGCGACCGTTGAAGCATGGGGTTTGGTCGATGGCCAGCCAACAGGTCGTCACTTCAAGCTCCGCATATATGATGACGTTGTTACAAGAGAAAATGTTACGACACCCGAACAGATTAAAAAGACAACTGAAGCATTCGAGCTTTCGGATAACCTAGGATCAATCGGCGGCAGTGTCCGCATCATCGGTACGCGTTATCATCTGAGCGACACTTATGCGAGCATACTCAGCAGAAATATCGCAACTCCCCGAATTTATCCAGCAACGCACAATGGTCGATTTGATGGCTTGCCAGTTCTATTTACTAACCAAGAATGGGAACGTCGTAAGCGCACGCAAAGTAGAAAGATCCTCTCCGCACAATTGCTTCAAAACCCGCTCGCGGACGAGGACGCTCGTTTTCAACCGTTATGGCTGACAGCATATGAAGTACGCCCTTCGATACTTAATATTGCTATCATGGGTGATCCTTCTCTTGGTCGTCACGCTAAGTCTGATCGTACCGCAATTGTCGTGCTCGGCTACGCCAAAGGCGGCGTCAAATATTTGCTCGATGGCTGCTGCCACCGCATGTCTCTCAGCCAACGATGGACTGCATTAAAGCAATTATATGTTAAGTGGGACAAAGAGCCTGGTGTTCAAAGTATCTCGGTCGGCTGGGAGCGATATGGCCTGCAAGCTGATAAGGAATATTTTGAAGAGCGTATGCGTGTTGATAAGGACAAAGTAATCTTCAACATTGAAGAGCTCAACTGGGTGCGTGATGGTGAGCAGTCAAAGGAAAGTCGGATAGAGAGGCTGGAGCCTGATTTCAGGAACCGGCGCTTGCTTCTGCCGCTCGCTTGTTGGCATGATGGCCAACCAAAGACATGGAAGGTTGACAGCGACTCAGAAAGCAAGACTTACCAATCTGTCCAATATCAAGAATTTGAAGGCTTGACTAAGCTACAAACGAAGATGCTTGAGTCAGGACAAGAAGATATGATTGCGCGCGCAATCAAAAAGGTTGATAACGAGCGACAGATATACGACCTAAGCATCACATTAATTGAAGAATTTCTACAGTTTCCATTTGGTGGTTTTGACGATTTACTCGACGCGACGAGCCGCTTTTATGATCTTGACATGGTTGAGCCGATGGGCTCAAGCGACAAAGCAAGCCTCAATCCTCCAGTTTATGCGGACAGTTAATGGTTGACATCAATCAACGCGCTGCTACTTTAGCAGTTAAAATATCAGAAGCAACTGATCATCGTGTATATCTTGGGCCTTTCGCTGGAATGATACTTCCTAATATCTCTGGCAACGTCAGTCCATATTTCCTTGGCACTTATGAGCATGAGCTGCATCATGTCATTGAGCAAATTGTTTCTCGTGCTTATGGGACTGTACTTAATATTGGTAGTGGCTTTGGCTATTACGCGTGCGGATTAGCAAAGCTCCTCCCTGCAACGAAAGTGTTTGCAGTGGACACTGATAAGATATGCCAGCAAGCTGTTAAAGAAATGGCGCAGCTTAATGAGCTAAGTAATGTGCACGTAATTGATGGCTGGGACGATAGCGCTGAGCTAATTGTCATGGACATTGAAGGTGCTGAAGAAGATTTGCTCAAATCGAGCAGGGCTGATGTTCTTGTTGAGTGCCATGAATGCATTAAGCCTGGCATTACGCAGCGCCTGATTGATCGCTTTAAAGACACACATAATATAGACATCATTCAAAACCATTCTGCCTTTTTTAATTTAGAGAACCTGTTCCCAGGCACCTACATCGAGCATTTCGACCACGCAATAGCCACGTGGGAAGGCCGCGCCGGTCAAACTCCATGGCTATGGTGTGTGAGGAAAAATGATGTTGCGCTTAAAGCTGATTGAAAAGAATAGCATCGGGTTAGTTTTTGAACCAGTCAATGAGAACGGTGAAAGCCGTGACTTTTGGCAAGAGGGCATCAGTGAAGGCAGCTTAAAGCTGTACAACCTGCTGCCGATCGCTGCAGCCTTCTTTGAAGAAGGCAAGGAATATGAAGTAGTCATCCATGAAAAGCATCCTAACATCACTCCGCTCGTCAGTCCCGCTTGATCGTGGTCATATACTGGTAGATTTCGACATTATTGAAATCCCGTTTGAAGACCGCAAAACCGTAGCAGAACAATATGGCCGAGGCGTCATTGAAGATGGCGCAAAGGACGACTATGTTCTGGTGGCAAAGATCAAAGGCACAAAAGAGTTTCTGATGGTGCCATCGGCCTATGGCTCATGCACCTATGCCAAGAAGTCAGAGCCGGGACATCGTCCCAAGCCTGATCATGTCAATCATCCAGCTCTGCAGGAGATCCTGAATGGCCCAGCATCCAAAACGAGTTGAGCATATGGTGCGGCGCAAGGCCGTCCTAACTCAAAAGGAATTAGGTGAAGAATTTGGCATGAGTGGTAGTCATGCTGGCAATCTCGCTCGCAAACATGTCAAAGAGAGCAAACAAAAGGAATGCGACTAGTGCCTTGGACAGCGCAGGAGTTCAAGAAAAAGCATAACCATTCGCTGAGCGATAGCGCCGCAAGTCATGCTGCGCAACAAGCTTCAGCGATGATTAAGAATGGCGTTCCTGAAGGAGAAGCCATTGCCACTGCAAATAAGTATGCACATCGTAAAAATGGGAGAATGAAAAATGCCTGATCCAACATCGTACGTTTCCGGTCATCCAACCAAGCCAGTTGATACTGTTGAAAGCCTCCGCGCTTTGGTTGATCAAAAGGATCGCCATATCGCTGAGCTGACAGTTAAGCTTGACGCGCTGGTTGCCAAGTATGAACCGGCTCCCGAGCCAGAAGCTGAAGCTGTTGTTGAAACTGGCACCGAGGAAAATCTCGGGCTGGAAGAAATCCATGAAAAGGAATTAGACGATGAAGTCTAAAATGCCACCAATGACGAAAGCCAGCAGACCAAAGAAAGCTCCAAAGGGTGTTGAAGCCATGGCGCAGAAGCCAATGAAGATGGCAAAGAAAGCTGCTACGCCCGGTCTCAGCTTCAAAGCTCCTGCTGGTAATCCGCAGCTCAAGTTCGCTCCTGAAAAGAAGCCAAAGGAGATGAAGACTGATCGCGGTACGTTTGGCATGAAATGATTGTCGTCGCTGAATTTGCTTATGACGATTTCGTTGATGCCGAAGCTGGTCGCCTTTTCACGCAGCTAATGTGGGAAGCAGAAATTAGCCATGATCCTGATGAAAGGGATCATGGTGCTTGGCTTCGTCAAAAGCTTAAAGACAAGATCGCCAAACATATAGGGAGGGTGCATTAATGGGTACGTTGACACCAGGCCCTCCTCCAACACGAATTCTTTCCTGGCAACAGGAAGTCCTCTATGCCGATCCAAACTGGAACCAGAACTATCGCAATCCTTGGATTTATGAGTTCAGCAATGGTCGGCTATTTTATACCACTGGCCCAGGAAGTCCTGGTCAGTATGACAGTAATGATCCATATTGAGGAGTGACAAATGGCAATAACCGTTGGCGCACAAGACAATAATCTTAAACAATATAAATTATTCCATGTTGATAAGATTGGCATCACTGCAAATGATTCAAGCATCATTTTGCCTGCCTCAGCGCACATTATGCAAATTGTTTTAAAGGAAACGGCTGGCAATTCAATCACGGGCGGTCTAGACATTGGCACCGCCGCAGCTGGTGCGCAAATTGTTTCAGCATTAGCTGTTAGTGGTAATGATTTTAAAGCTGTTTTTGATGCAGCGTTGTTACTACGTGTGTTTGCTGCTGCGCAGACAATTTTCATTGCTGCTCATACTGGTTGGAATTCAGCTTCGCTTAATGTTAACATCATCTATGCAACAATCCCTGTCTACGGAACTTGAGGTAGTCAATGACAATAGCTACGCAGAACTTCTGTCCTAATTCAGCTTATGTTATCAGCGCAACAACAACCACGAGCAATACTGCTTTAACGCAGCCACCTTCTCTTGGAGGCCCGACTGGTTCTGGTGCTGCGACAGGCGCAGCTGGCCAGGTTTACGGTGGTGGTAACGCTGGCGGTTATAACACTGTCATTGTTTATAACGCCGCAGCAAAGGTTGCTTATCTTCAGTTTGGTATGGCAGCGCAGACAGCAACGGCTGGCTCGCCTTATCAGGTTGCGCCAGGAGCGATCATGACGTTTGATCTTCCAGGCCCAATGACCAACGTTGGTGTGATATTGGAAAGTGGCGCTAGCGCCGCAAATGTTTATATCATGCTTGGCGGAGGCGCATAATCATGACTAATCAAATTGTTCATCGTCAAGAAAGTTCTGAAGAAACAGCTTTGCGCCAGAAAGCAGCAATAGTTGATCTTGCTTCATCGCTTAAAGAGATAATCGATAATCCGAAGTTACTTGCAAGTCTTGCTGTGGAAGCAAAAAACTCTTTAGCATCTATTGATTCAATGACAAAGGAGAGGGAAACCGCTGAGATTGCAATTAAGCAGGCTGCTGCTGAGAAGGCAAAACTTGATGCAGCTGTTGTTGAATTTAATCAAATGAAATCTTTGCATGAAACACAGCACTCCGCTCGTCATGCCGAATTGGCAGCTGCTGAAGCAAGTTTGAAAGCTGCGCAAGAACAGTTCGCCAAAGACACAGAAAGCTCACGTAATGAGGTTTCCAATGAATGGCTCAAAATTGAGGCAGCAAATAAAGCGATCAAAGAAGCTGCCTATAAAGCACAAGAGGGCAAAAAAGCGCAAGATTATCTTCATGAAACGCGCAGCGGCGCACTTGATACGCTTCACAAGAAACGCATGGCCGAAGTTGATGCTCGTGAGAAGGCGTTGGCTGAGCGTGAAAAGCGTATCGAGGAATTGAAGAAGGCTCTTTAACATGGGCCTTAAAGCCATTGTTGTTGTTCCAGCTATCAATACGCAAAACTCAGGATCGGCAACAACAAATGTTGGCGCGGCTTCCGGCATCACCATCGTTGTTGTTAATTTTGCTGGCGCTTCAACTGTTAACCTTCCACCGTCGCCGGCAGTTAATCAAATTGTTGTGGTGCAAGACGGCTCAATGCTAGCTGCAACTAATAATATAACCGTTCAAGGCAATGGTAATAATATCAATATTCCGACTGGTGTTGGCACGAGTTACGTTATTGGCGAGAATGGCACTGATGCTTGGTTCAATTGGAATGGTTCAGCCTGGGGATTGCTAGCATGAAATATCTTGCATTCCTTTTTACGTTATTATTCTGTATGCAGCTGCAAGCCGCAACATATCCAGTCAATTGCGCTTCCGATGGCTCACACGCCGAAGTATATAATACAACACTCAATCAATGGAGCTGCGTAAGCGTTACTGGTGGCGGAGGCGGATCTTCTGCATTGTCTGCGATCACGTCTGCGATTGCAACAAACACGATTGATAATACGCTGTTTGCTCAAACGTGGAAATGGGGAACAATCACAACCCAAACAGCGTTTTCTTTGACAACGTCGTCATTAACTTCAGGTAATTTATTTGCGTTAAACGACACGGGCACAGCGACGACCGGAGCCGTTATATCCGTTTTGAATTCGACAAACACAGGCGGTGCCGGCATTACAGCGACAATGACCGGCACGACGAATACAGGCTACGCAGGTTATTTCAATAATACGAGCACGACGGGATGGAGTGTGTATGCGCCCGGTGTATCACCAAGCTATTATGCTGGTGCGATTGGTATTGGCACAACTGCGCCAACTCAACAGCTCACGCTTTACGGTACACAGACAGGTACAAACCAAGGTGCGCCGCCAGCAACGGGAACAGCATCTACTGCAACTTTCCGCTTGCAGCCGACAACTGTTGCTGCTGGTAATGGCGAGACGCTCGACTTCGGCATGGATGTGGTAAACGCTGCCGCTTCTTATGCATGGATACAGGCCACCAATAATACTTCCCTCGGCACAAATTATAAACTTGCGCTTAATCCGAATGGCGGCAATGTCGGTATCGGTACAACAACACCTTCATCGCTTCTTACCTTCAATAATGGCAGCGGTGGCGTCGATATCGAGAACAGCAACGGAGGAAGTGGTTTAATTCTTCAGGGCGATGGAAGTCCATCTTCTAATACTGCTGTCTTACGTATTGTCGATAACAGCCCGCTTTGGGCAGATAGCCAACGTGGCGCATATTTTCAAATAAACGACAGCAATGGTCATAAAGCTATTTTTTTCAGCGGTGTTTACGGAAACGATCAGCCTTTCGATCGCTTGACGTTCGCATCGAAACTTACTTCGTTTTCAGATAATTATACAGCTAATTCGCTTCCCGTTCCAACTGCGGTTGTCCATATAATCAGCGCCGTATCTAGCAATGTTGATTTTAAAGTCCAAGGCGCAGCGTCACAATCTGTTGATTATATGCAAGTGCTTAGTAGCACTAGTTCTGTATTGGCAAACGTTACCTCAGCTGGAAATTTTAATGTTTTTGGCACTGTAAAAACCGGCGGATATACAGTTTCAGCTTTGCCTGCAACGACTACGGGTTCTCGCGCATATGTTACCGATCAATCTGTTGCTTGTGTTGCGGCAGGAGCGGCTTTAACAGGCAGTGGCAGTGTTACATGCCCTGTATTTTATAATGGAACATCTTGGGTAGGAGATTAAAATGTCAATTGCATGTAACTTAGTGCAAACGAATGGAGCGGTGGCAACTTACCACGTACTGCAGAGCATAAATATATCCTTTAGTCCACAGCAAATAGAGGCTTTTTATATTTGTTATGCCTCGCAAGACTATTATGAAAATAATGCACCATCTATTGCGAATTTAAGTATTGATTGCACGCCTCTTTTTTCTATTGGCTCAAGCCAAATTTCAGGACCGATTGGCCCAGCATTAAAAGCTGCTATTGATAATTATGCTATAGCAACACCCCAATTTAGCGGTGGGAAAGTGGTGAGTTAATCATGGACCTCGTTTTAGAAACCAACGCCACTGGTGATAACGTCATCAAGGATCTTGACCTTGGCAAAAAGGTGCTCACGGTTCTTGAGCGTCATTATGCCGGTCATGACTGGTTTGTTAATTGCTGTCATGAGTCGGGCGTTGTCACCATCCAGCTGATGTATGAAGGCCAAGACCTTGAAGTACGCATTTGGAAATATGGCATGGTGCTGCATATTCCAAAACTCATGTTTTTGGACGGTGGTCAGTTTGATCATAAAATCAAAATGACTGGCGGTGAGTTGCTTGAGCGTTACAATATGGCAAGAGCAGCAGTGCGTGAAAATTCTCTTGTTGACTTCTTCAGCAAGGGCATTGAAACAGCCAACATGGTAATGTAATGGCTGGTCGCGATACGCCACCTGATATCTCTGAAAGCCCTGACTACAGCACTATTCGTCGTGGCGCTGGATTGGGTTACAAAAACGACGGACAGGAAAATGTTGACGCGGATGATAATTACATCCGGCTCCTTGCTCGTGAGGCATGGGAAAGTTCCACTAACTGGCTCAATGCTGGTCGACGAGTTGCTTGGAATGAGTCATTACGCGCCTTCCAAAATCTTCATGCGGCAAACTCAAAGTACTTATCAACAGATTACAGATACCGCAGCAGGTTGTTCCGGCCGAAAACGCGCATAATGGTGCGCAAGGCTGAGGCGCAAACCGCCGCAGCTTTCTTCGGTAACGAGGACTACATTAACATCTCTGCTGAGGATGAAGATAATCAGCAGGAGTTGGCCTCGGCCGCAATCCTGAAGAGCATCCTGCAGTATCGCTTGAGCAAAACCATTCCTTGGTTCCTGACGCTTTGCGGCGCACGCCAAGATGCTGAAGTGATGGGCATTTGCATTGCCAAGGCTTATTGGAAGTTTCAGGAAAAGTACAAAAGCACTGAAGCAAGGCCGCGCATGGACAATGGCGTTCAGCCGGTTGACGAGAATGGGCAACCAATTGAAGATTATTTTGACATTTATGAAACGACTACTGATCATCCTTGGATCGATCTTTTGTCTCCTGAAAATTTCCGTTTCGACCCTGGAGCTGATTGGCGCAATCCTGTAGCGACTTCGCCCTACACCATTGAATGCATTCCAATGTATGTCTGCGATGTTAAGCAAAAGATGGAAAGCGGCGAATGGTTCCATGTGGCTGAAGGCGCTTTGCGCAATAGCACTGATCTAGACGATGACGTGACACGCCGTGCTCGTGAGCAAGGCCGTGTTCCTGGTAAAGACCATGATACCTGGAAACCACGTGATTATGACATTTGCTGGGTGCGCGAAAATATTATGCGCATTGATGGCGAAGACATGCACTGCTATACGCTTTCGAGCGGTGGCCTGCTGCTGTCGAAGCCAAGGCCGCTGAACGAAATTTACCTTCAAGGTATTCGTCCTTATGTTGCTGGTATGGTAATGCCCGAAGCGCATAAGACTTATCCGACTTCAAAAGTCGAGATTGTGCGCGACCTTCAGCGTCAAGCGAATGACATTGCAAACTTGCGCTTAGACAATGTTAAGCTGGTAATGAACCC